GCTACGAGATGCTGTTCTATGCGGCGATGTGGGCCGCGATGGTCACGCGGAAGGGCCGATGGATCATCGGCGCGTTCCTCTGTTGCTTTGCCTTCAATCTGGCCCATCCGACAGCGCTGACGAGCTTCGTAGGGTCATGGCACATCTTCGAGTTCCTGTTCGGACTTTGGCTCACCAACAAACCCGTGGAGCGCCTTGAACCGGCTTTCGCCTCGCCCGGTTGGTCGCCAGCGGTGTTCGTCGGCGACGCCTCTTATTCAATCTATCTCGTGCATATGCTCGTGACCGAGACGATCCTTGCACCGTGGCCTCTCCTGTTCATCGGAGCCGTGCTTCTCGGTTGCGCGTTCCACCTGGCGGTCGAGCGACCGATCCTCAGACTGTATAAGATTTTGTCTCGGGGACGCTCCACGACTGTCCGGATTGCGAATTCAGATCAGACCATGTTCCATCCGTCGATCCCTGAAGCTTGAAAGCGGTCGGGCAACGCGCGTTCGTGCTGTTGCAGAAGATCGTATATTGTGCGGGCGTCATCGGCGTCGCTGAATAATATCCGATGGACTGCGGCAGCGGCGTGGACGAAGTGGTGATGTCGTAGTGCGACGAATTGTTGTTGTCGAACGCTGCGGCGGCCGCATCAGGCGTCGTATCGTTCGTTGCAAAGCTGATCCCGCCGCTGGTTTGATCGCTGCCGCCGACGCTTTCGCGGAACTCGATTTCGGAGATGACGACGAAGTTGTCGCCGCCGTTCGCACTGATGTTGATGCGAAGCCCCTTGACCTTGCCTCCGCTGAAGTCCTGCGGCCAAGTCCTCGTAGCCGTTCCGGAGGCGGGCCAACTTGGCTCCCAAATATCGAATGCCGTTGTCCAGGTGCCGTCTGTCCCGTTTGTGGTGTCATCGGAATATTGGAGATGCGCCACCTTCGGCGCGATCGTCATATTTGTGCCGTTGTAGAGATCGATCGACGCCACCGCCTGAGCACTGGAAAACATGTAGCCGCAGAAACAGCTTCCCGTCGCGCTGGTGCGATTCCAGCTAGTCGCGGTGCTGCCGTCGAAGAGGTTATCCGATGCGCCCGATCCGGAGCCTCCGGTCAGGACCGTTCCGCCGCTAGTCGCGATCTGCGAACTTGATTGGTCGTAGAACTTGAACTCAGTGAAGCCCGTAATGCTCGCGTGGCCGTTGTTGTTGTCGATGTATAGGCGCCATGCGAGATGCGAACCGTATGGAGAGCTCGGACCTGCGGCGAGATCAAGGGATGCGTCTGTCTCTGTCGCGATGCCCGCAGAACCACCGGAGCCGAGCGCAAACGCCGTGTCGGTCTCATCGCTGCGTCCGACGGTGTGGGCCACGCTAAGAGCCAAGGCGAGCGCAGTGTCCGTCTCGCTCGCCATGCCAGTCGGCGCTGCCAGATCGACTTGCACATAGATGCCGTGGCCCTGCAGGCTCTCGAACGTGCCGTCGCTGTCAGTGCGAGACGATGTCAGGACCACGATGGCTGATACTTCGCTTCCAAACGACGCGATCGGGATGTCGTGGCTCGTACCAGTGAGACCGGTGATCGTATCGAGCACCGTCACGCCGTCGGTCTTGTAGACGGTGATCGTGGTCGTCTGACCGGTCTCCGGGGTGACCGTCGAATCGGTCCACGCGAGCACCGCGGCATCTTCCGTCAGTCGATTGCGGTTCGACCATGTGACGGGCACGACCGACGCACCGATCATGTTGACCGGCGTCGACACATCGTTGAACTGCATACCGCCGATGGTCACGTTCGCCGGCCGCGAAGGGAGCCATGGCCGATCGGTAAGCGTGTAGCTGATGATCGGCGCAGCGTAGAGACTCAGAAGTCCCTTGCTCGTGCGCGTCCTCAGCCGATAGCTGACGACTTCTGCGACCGATCGTGCGTCAGGATCCTCGAGCAACGTGTCGTTCGCGAAGAACCATGCCTCGGTGCCCGCTGCCCAAGCATGAGGAACCGTGTCGAGAATGCCGCGCGAGAGCCCGTAAGTGGTCGATGCAGATGTGATGAGGGCGAGCTCGTTCTCAGCTTCCGTGCCACTGCCGAGAAGCACGAATCCGCCACGAACGGGCGACATCGAGCCTACGAACGAGGAGAAGCTGACGCCCGTGCTGGCGGCCTCGGCGGGAATATCGGCGGCGAGCTCCGCATGGGAGACGAGGTTGAGGCTTCCGAGCGATTGCCATTCGGTTGAGCCGTCGGTCTGAATGACCTCGCCCCAAAGCTCGTAACCGTAGGCGTCGGCGTTGCTGCTCGCCCCGAGAACGCCCGCCAGCACCTCCGGATAGGCCGCGCCGTCGATCGACACGATGCTGTTCTTGGCGAGGTAGTAGGGCAGCGTCAGGACCGCTTCCTCAGTCATCGGCGTCGGGAGAGCTGACGGGTCCGTCCATGACGTTGTCGGCGGCGCGACATAATCGGCGGCATCAAGTCCGAACACGTCCTCGATCAGGCTCAATTTGATGACCGGATCGCCGGGCTTCCCGTAATCGATCGACGTGACCCGCATCACGACGCTGTCGAGGCCATATTCGGGCCAATCGAGCAGCAGGACGGATGCGGGCCGAAGAAACCACAGCGAGCGATCGACCTCGGCATCGCAGGTAGCGAGCGGTGCGCCGGCCGAGCGGAGATCGCGGGCCGCGAGACGCATGGCGAGATCCGAGTAGCGAACGCCGTAGTAATTGCGGCTGTCGCTTACGATGCCACCTTGTGTCGTGATGCTGGCGAGATCGTGGACGGTGACCGTCTCGTCCTGCTCGTTCGTCGGATTGGTCCACGTGACGTTGATCTCGTTGACGATGTCGCCCCACAGCTTGCGCCCGAAGTTGCTGAGGTTGGCTGTCGACGGGCCGATGCTCGGAAGCGTCCCGACATCGTAATCGCCGCGGATCAGCTTCAGGGTCAGGAGGCCGGTTTGAGGGTCGACGAAGAGCGCGCCCTGAATGTGATCCAGCACCTCCTGGATGAAGTCCTGAACGGCGGCCTGCCGGGTCCAGATCATCGACAGGCCAAGCGGCTCGTTGAACAGCTCGACGCCCGCGTCTTCGAAGCTGGTGACGTCGATCAGCGACGATGGACAGCCCATTCCCCAATCGGTGTTCGCCAGGGATTCGTAGATGATGTGTGCCGGATTGGCGTCCTCGGCGCCGCGATCGAGCAACCGAAAGACGAGATCGCCGCTGAGGAAGGCGGGCCATGTTATGAGCGCATTGTTGTACCAGGCGTAGATCGTCGACTGCAGATGCCACTCGCCGGTGACCCAATCGTTCGGGTCGATGGTCCGAATGGCGGCGAGCGTTCGAGTGTTGTATTCGGTGTCGCCCATCCAGATCGTGCCAGAGCCCGGGCGCACCGTCCGAAACGCATTGTTGGCAACCGACACGCCGCCAGACGCCGAAGCCGTGGCGGTGACGAGAAGGGTGGCCTTGTCGATGAGCAGGAAGTGATCCTGCTGCCACAGGAATAGGCTTCCGGCCCCATTGTCCGTCACGAAGGCCGTCCCATCGAACGCGCCGCTGATCGAGTGTTCGACCATGCTGGCGATCTCGGCGAGGTAGAGGCCGGTCGAAGTGATCGGGTCGCTGCCCACGACCCATCCGGCGTCGGGATCGTCGTTGTCGGTGCAGAACCCGGTTACGCCAAACGTGACCGGGTATGCAGTGAGCGTCGCGGCGGCGGGGTCGTAAATGACCGACCCGGCAGTGTTGGCAGGACTGTAAAAACAGACTTTGTTCGCGGCCCAGGCGCAGCCCTCGGTAAAGTCGCCCCCGAACCCTGACGTCGGGACAAGCTCCTGATAATCGCCGCCGCCAAGATCGAACGAGCCCAGCACCGGATCAAAGAACGGGCCTGTCTGCGCGTAGATACGGTCAGGCCCAATCGCGACTTCGCCATAGGTCGCCGGTGAAAGCGTTGCCGTGCTGATCAGCGAGGCGCTGGCGACATCCCACATGGCAAAGGCGGAGCCGTCGATCTGGTAAAGCGTCGCGCCGTCGATGCTGAAGTCGTAGGGATTGCCGACCGTGTTGCCAGTATCGATCGTGTACGGGAATTCAGTGGCTTGGCTATTGGAGCGCGGCACCATCGCATAGGCCGGGTCGAGGCCGATGGGCGCGCGCTGCACCGTCACCCACACGCCGGGCAGGTACGGATCGTTCGCGGTCCAGTAGAAGCCCGCCTGCCCGTTGGCTGGCCCGGTCATGAAGATCGAGGCCAGGCCACGATAGCCGGGACAATCGGCACCGTTCGCGCGCCCGAGCTTCACCGCCAAATTGTCAGGAAGGATCTGATCCGCGCGTCCGGGCAGGAAATAGACGGTCCCGACCGCGCCGCCCTGTTTTGTGGGGCCGCCGAACAGGTCGGGCTTGTCGATCGCGAAGCTGTTTTGCGAGGAGATGCTGCCTGACCACGCCTCCTTTTCGTTGATGAAAATGGCCTTGATGACGTCGACGGGCGCGCAGATCCCGAAGTGTTGGCTCATGTGGAAGAGCGTGACCTGCTGCTTCGTGCCGCTCTTGGAGGTCATCGCCCGAGCTTCTTGGCGATCACGCGCTCGGCAAAGGCATCATCCGGCAGCTCGCTGGCGCTGATGCCGTTCTTCAGGAAGGCGCGGAAATCGAGGCCGTGATCTTCGAACCACGACTTGATGCCGCGAGCGCAATATCCGGCGCGGGAAGCATCGGTGACCGTGAGAACGAGATCGGGCGGGACATCCACCGCCGCACTTTGCCGTGCGGGCTATCGGCGCTGTAGGTTCGCAGACTGCGTGGTAGGAGGACGCATGGCGAACATCAGGCACTGGCCAGCTAAGCCTTCACCTTCTTGTCGAGCGCCGACTTGTCGCCGAACCACAGCACGTTGAGGCCCTTGACGGTGATCGTGCCGAACACGACCGGGATCGGCTTGCCCGCCTCTGCCGTGGGGTTTTCAAGATCGCTGGCGCCCGGCGGCTTCGCTTTCTTGGGCTTTGGCATGAGCAGTATCGCCAGCGCGGAGGCGGCTATTGCGGCGACGACTGCGATTATCCAGGCCATTTCGGGGACTTTGCCGGTTTCGGCTTTAGCGCTGTAGGCTTGCCCAGGTATGGATCATTTCTCGCGTCCCGGCAGGATCAGTTCGCCATGCGGCGAGATCCAACTCCAGGCGACCCGGGAATAGGTGGATGTTCCGATCATAGCGGTCCTTCATCGTCTCGAACCTTGCAGGCCAATACCGGGAAGGCACGGGCCGAGCGCGGGTGTGCTGCCCAATGTAATCGACCATCCGGCGCATTGACGCTTCGATTTGCAGGCGCGGACGACAGGTGACGACGAGCAAAGCATCAGGAAATACTCTCGCCAATGCAGGCAGCTGTTCAACGTGCTGGGGGCATTTGATGACCCAGCGAGTTGGCCCCCGAATGAAGCTCAAGGCCTGCATTCCGCGTTTCAAATATCGATAAACCGGAGTTTGATCCTCGGCGAGATAGTAATCCCTCCAGCCCGGCACGTGGGCGTGCCATTCGAGCGAGTACGAACCGAACGCTAGGCCCTGCAATTCCTGGTCGTCGGCTAGATCATCAGCCTTGCAATCGTGCAGCGCCTTGATCGCCGGCATCGCGGCCACGCCTGCATCGCGAACCTGCGAAGCCCGCTGTTTCCGCAAAACCTCGACGTCTCCGGAGAATGGGTCCGCGGCTTCCCACATTGGCAAAGATCGCAGTCCCAGGTGATCGGCGATGAGTGCAATCAAGGCGGTCGTTCCGGATCTAGGCAGTCCGGTCACGACGATAGGAGCGGGAAGCTTTATTCGCTCAATTTCGGGATGCTTTGAGATCAGCGCCTCTAGCCGGAGGCGGTTGATCGCATAGCGCGATGCCAGGGCCGCGATGTTCTCCCGGCCAAAATTGGTCAGATAATGATCGGATTCAGCAGCCCTGAGCCAAGCGTCCATCCGAGGAATGAATTCATCATCGCCGCACTCTTTGAGCCCGGTTCGGCGCTCCGCTGATCTCATCAGCGAGTGTGCGCGATAGAACGGCATTCTCAGTAATAATTGTTGAAGTTGCCGATCGGATTTTTCAGCGGGATCCACTTGTCGCCGCCATAGTTCGGGATGTTATCGTGCAACGGCTGGCAGTCGCCGTCCTCCTCGGCGTAGGCCTTGTGATTGCAGCCAAGAACGACGCTGACCGAAGAGCCGGCGATAACATCCTTGGGAATGCCCGACAGCGACAGGATATCGCCAGTGACGCGGATAATGGTTCGGCGGTCGGTCAGCCCGTCATCGTTCACCCATTCGAAAAAGCCGCCGAGGAACTTTGCGGTCGCGAAAGCGCCGTTCCATCCCGCCGTCATGGTGACCGTAGCGCCGCTTACCGAGGCGACGGTGGCGCTCAGCGTCTTGCTCGCCTTGTCGGCGTTACAGAGGCCCGGCCCGATGCTGTAGAGCGGGTGCATGCAGCCGTACTGATAGTGCCGACGAAGCAGCGGGCGTCGGAGGGAAGTCGATATGGGCTCGCCATTGAGGATCGCCTCGCCGTCCTCCCGGTTAGCCGCCACGACGCGCCCGGCCCAAATGACCTTGAAGTCGTTATCCGGGTCATTGAGGTGGCCCTGCCTGATGATGAGACTCACGACATAGGCGGGCGGGTAAACGCGGAAAATCTCCGCGATGCCGGTCCCAATGTCGGTATTGATCTTGATCGTCGACTTGTCGAGCGTGCCGTCGGCGCTGATGCTTTCACGCTCGATTGGCACCGGCTCATACTCGACGCCGCCATAGGTGATCGGCACATTGGCGTCGGTATAAGCATAGTAATTACCAAGGTCCGGCCCGTACTTGAAGAAGAACAGCTGGACCGGATCGCCGAGCGCACGGCTTTCCTCGTAGGCGGCATACGTCATGCCGAGACCTGCTGGAACGACAGATGGGCAGCAGCCGAAAGGGTCGTGCGCCAACTGGTCGTCATCTCGTCGGAGGCGAAGCGGCTAAGCGGCATGCGGCTGATCCGCGCGACGTTCGCGCTCGACAGTGCGGTTCCCCACGCCGCGTTGACAGTCACCAGGCTATTGCCGCCGCTCGCCGAAATGTCGGTGATGCGGCGATAGAGCACGGTGCCGTCGGTGAGGCAGACGGCCACGCCCTCGTTCACGATCGAGTAGCCGATGCCTCCAAAGTCGGTGGCGAGGGCGGATCCGGAAGCCGTGAACGCGCTCGAGCCCGACGAGGCGGTCCCGACGAGCACGAAGTCCTTCTCCCATGTCGGCACGTAGAAGGCGCCGCGGCGGCCTTTCATGCGGTCGAAGAACTGCTCGACCTGCGTTGCGAGCGTGACGCCCATGCCGTTGTAATCGGCTTCGGACGTGCGAGCCATGAAGTCGACGGGTCGGAACTGAGCCGTGCGGCCGCGCGAGAAGTCGACTTGGTCGACGGGCCAGAGATGCCCGACGCTGAGCCCGCCCGAGTAATCCGGCTGAGGCGTGAAGATCTCGATCGAGTTGAGGCTTGCCCACGCCGCGCCGGCGTCGCGCGGAGGCTCGCCGCCAGGATAGCAGTCGAGCGTGACATCGATCGCTGCAGCGTCACCGTTCGGGCGCTGGGAACTGATCTGACCGCCGAACAGCCCGAAGAACGACGGGCGCAGCACATCGCCAATGGCCCACGCGTGAACGAGCGGAGCGGCGAGGGTGATGGTTGAGCCCGCGACGCTGTCGACGAGCACTTCCTCCCGGACGCCGGTTTTGCAGAGCACGAGCGGCTGATCGGCCGCGACCCACGCGGGCATTGGAGAGACGTCAAGCGCTGACGTGCCGCCCGATGAAGCATCAGTGAGCCTTGCCCAGCGCGCGAAATCGGGAACGACGACGGGCTTATTCTGCCAGGCGCGAAGGTGATGATCGGCCGCGCGCTTGTCGGCGCCGGTTACGACCGTGCGATAGGCCGCCGAGATGCGTGGTGCGTCACGGATCGCGCGGCGCTGCTCGGTCCCGTCACGGCTTGTGAAGATATCGGTCGAGTAGGCGCGCCTCACATCGAAGGTGCGGCTCCAATCGGGCGCGTAAGGCCACAGCCGGGCCGCTGATGGCGTGTCGACGTCGTAGCTCATGAGCCGGGCCGGTTGATCGCCGCCTTCACACGGGTTGCGTTGGAGCTCAGCGTTGCGAACAGCGCGCGCTCGCCGGCGGGATGCCCGAGCGCCCTCTGGAACATCTCGACAGGGTCGATGCCGGCATAAAGGCTCACGTCTGACCGCGAGCGATCGATTGCCGCTTCAAGGCGCCGAATGTCGGCGGGTCCGATGCCGCCACGACCGCTGCTGGCTTGGAATGCCTGGGCATTGGATGGCCGAATGACGTCCGGAAGGCGGCCCGTCCGGTTGATATAGTCGAGCGTGTCGTAACCGACGCTCTTGGCCGAGACCGCACGGATCATGAATTCGTCGACTGAGGACGGTGTCAGGATGCTGTCGCTCGTCGTCGTTCCGGGTCCGCGAATGCGACCGCCCTGCGCCTTTGGAGTGCCGAGGATCGTTGCGAGGCCTACCGTGGCCGTTAGCGCGGCTGCAGCAGGACCGGCGTTCGTTCCCAAGGTCGCGAGGGAGGCCAGCGCGGCAGGACCAGCCCAAGCGGCACCGGCAGCAGCGGCAAAGGCCGTTGTCGACGCTGTGGACGCGGCACCGAGTGCGGCCCCGATGGTGTGCATCTCGATTTGCTGCAGGGCCAGCTTGATGAGGTCGGTAGCGATCTGAGCGAGCACCGTGCGCGCCACGTCGCGAAGGCTGGTGAAGTTGACGATCGCGTTCGCGAGGCTGTCGTTGAACGTCTGCAGGCCATTGGCCGCGATCTGCTCGAATGCGGCGTTGATGTCGGTGGCGGTCTGAGGAAGCGATTTGAAGAACGACTGCAGCGGCGAGGCGTTCGAACGATCGTTGCCCTGCGTTGCGTTGGAATGCCGCTCGGGAAGCGTGCCCTGGCGCAGTTTGGCGATATCCTCGGCGAGCTGCGCGTCCGCCTTTTCCTTGTCGGTCGCGTCCTTGTTCGCTTTGACCCGCTCAGCCCAATCGATGATGTACTGGTTCCTCAGTTTCTCCTCGGCGAATTGAAGATCGATAAGGCGCTGCTCGATCTTTCGGCGATCCTCGGCATTGCGAGCCAACCCCTCTTGGGACTGCAGGACTTCGGCTTCGGCTTGGTAGCTCGCCGTCTGAAGGTCGCGCCCACGCTGGAAATTGGCCTCAGCCTCCGCGAATTGCGCTTGGCGAAGACGCTGATCGGTGAGCTGCTGGCGATACTTGGCGCGTTCATCGTTGATCTTCTTCAGCTCGACTGCCTCTTCCGGCAGCAACTTGCCCGCCGCCTGCTCTGCGTCGATCTGATCCTGCGTATGCTTGTGCGCGGCGATGTTGGCCGCTGTCTCAAACGACCAAACATCGAGGACGGACTTCGCGAGACCCTTGCGAGCCTCGATCACCTGCTGCTCGGCGGCATCCTTCTCGGCGAGATATCTGGCCTCGCGTTCGCTTTCCTTCTGAAGCGCCTGGCTGATCGCGGCTACACCCTGCGAAACAGCCGACGAGCTGTCACCAATGCGCCTGGCAATCGCAGCCTGCGCCTGCGCTACCGTACCCTGCAGGAATGGGTTCTTCGCCAAAACGTCCGCGCCACGAGCGCCCGTGAACACTTGGCTCGTTGGCGTTGACGGCGGCGCGGAAAAGAGCTTGTTCGCGTCTTTCTGACCGAGCAGGTGGACGGTGTAGAGATTGGCCTTGGTGATCGACTGCCCGGCGGCCTTGAGCACCTGAACGTAATCGTCGGTGGCCTTGTCGATGACGGCGTTGGCGACCTCGCGCACGTTGCGGAAATTGAGCTTGATCGCGTCGCTGAGCTGCGCCTGGTCGGGGAACAGGCGGTTGAAATAGCTGAGCCACGTCGAGGGCATGAATTGGCCGAAGCCCGCCGCCGATGACCCAAGCCTATTGGGCCCAGTGCCTTCCGCGCCGATGAGCGACTGCTTGAACTGCTGGACGGGATTTTCTTTGGCCTTGTCGGCGGCATCCTGCAGCGCAGCGGCCAGAGCCTCGATGCGCTTGGTATAGGCATCGACCGGCGTGATGCCCCTGGCGAAGGAGTCGGTAAGCTTCTTGACCTCGCTCTCGGCCCCAATCTTGGCGAAGTCGAGCCCCTTGGCAGCAGCGGCGTCCTCGGCGGCCTTGTAATCGTCGAGAGCCGTGGTCGCAGCTGCCACGTCCTGCGGATCGAGGAGAAGCGTTCCTGCCCTGGCGACTTTCGTCCTGAGTAGCTTTGCCAGATCCTCGATGTGCGTGGTTGCCTCGGACGTTGCGTCGCCAACGCTCTGAGCCACGGCGACTGAAGCGTCGGCAACCGCCTTTTGGGACAATACGACCGCGCGCGTCGTTTTCGCGACTTCGATGCGTTGGTCGGCGAGCGCCTTGGTGAGCTGATCGATCTGCTGGGTTCTGGCCTTCGCCCCGGGATCGACGACAACCCCAGGAGCACCCGCTGCAGGCGGTGCCGAGGGGACAGATGATCGAACCTTAGCAAGGCTCTTTTCTAGCTCCAGCTGGTGTGCAAGTGCCGAGTTGAACTTGGCCTGCGCGTCGTTGCGCTTGGTGATGGCCTCCGCGAGCTTATCCTGCGGTGTTTTTTCGGTGAGCCCAATCTGTTTCACCAGTTCGTCGTCGAGCTTTTTGAGGGAATCGAGCAGCCCATCGATGCTCTTGGCCCAAATGTTGTTCGCGTCCCCCTGAAGCCTCGCCTGCTCTGCGTGATGCTTCAGCTTCTCGACCAGGCTGTCGACCGTGTCGCCTTCATCTTTGTGCTTGGCGATCAGCGTGGCGATGATGCCAACCGATGCAGTGACGGCAAGGCCGAACGGTCCTCCGAGGAATGCCCCGAGTTTGCCGAGCGAGCCACCAGCGAGAACCGCGGCTTCACTGATCGACGCGACGTGCTGCGCGAAGATTTGCGTCAGAGGAGCGCCGGCCGCGAACTGGTCGGTCGATCCGCGCACGACATGCTGCAGCTCGAGCATGGCGATGCGGTTGTTATTGGCCGCCAGCCCGACTTTCTTGTGAGCAGTCTCGGCTCCGGCCGCCGCCTTTTCCATCTGCCCCATGCTGGCAGAGAAGCCGGTCGTCGAGGTCTTGATGTCGGCGTTGAACTTGTCGACATTCGCGATGAGTTCAACGACTACCTTGTCAGCTTCAGCGGCCATGCGGCGACTTTATTGCGCGCGTTTTGCCGTCTGTAGGTTGAGCTAGTTCGTCAGGCGCGGATCGGCGTTGATGCGATCGAGCAGCGGCATGACGAATTCCGGATCCGGCGCTTCGTCATCGCTCCCGATGTCGTGGGCTTCGTTCCAATGAAACAACCGCGCTTCGTACTCATAGATGCACATCTTGCGCGCATCGGCAGGCGGAATGTTCATCATCGAGCAGTTGGTAAGGGCTAGGAAGAAGTCGAAGTAGCCGTCATCTCTTCCGTCTCGGTCGCCCGCTCGTCGGCGGGCTCGTCTTTTGGGGGATCATAACCCATGATGCAGGCACCGAGCACCGACAGTGCTTCGTTCCAATGTTCGCCAAGCGGCTTGGTCAGGACGTAATTCTTGATGAGCTTGTCCGCGAGGCTCGCCTTAATCTCGATCTCGATCTCGTTCACCTTGCCCTTGCCGCCGCCGATGAGGCCCTGGCGCAGCGTCTCGATGATGTCGATCGCATAGAAGTCGCTGAGAAACGGATCGAGTGTGAAGCGCAGGTTGATGGGATCAAAGGTGCGGCCTTTGCTCAATCGGGCGAGCAGGCCGCCTATGCCGACGCCGCACTTACGCTGAAGTTCATCGATCTGCTCGAGCCCGAGGTAAAAACGATATTCACCGTCGGCAAAGTCGAGCCAAATTTCGTTGTTGGCCATTAGGTCGGAGTGACTTCATTCCACGACCACGAACCGTCCGACGCGAGGGTGATCGAGATATTCGCGAAGTTCGCATCCTCGGACGTGATCTCGAAGCGCGTCATGATCGCCGGACCAGCATAATAGCCTTGAAACACTTCATCGCCGGTCGGCTCAGTGAAGAGATAGCGCCAGTTGTGCGTCAGGCCGTCGTCGGCGGCGATGATCGTGTCGAGATTGTCGCGGTTGAGAACGCCGGTACCGGTCAAATCCCACTGCTCGCCGGTGACGATGAGGTTGCGGACGGGCACGTTCTCGGGATCGGCGCAGTCGCGCGTGAAGACGTCGTTGGTGTTGTTCGCGTGGGTGAAGTTCCGGGTCGTGATGCCGCATAGGGCCTCGAAGGTTTCCGTCGGCGCTCCGCCATTGCCCAGCATGAGCGAAAAGTAGGTGCCGCGAAGAATTTTCGGCTGAGCCATTCGAGGCCTCCATCAAAGGACCGTACCGCCTCACGACGGGATCGATGGGAAGATTAGCCTCGCCTCGGCGTAGGTTGTAGGTTCGTTAGCCGATGACGGCGTTGAACGCATTGACCCCGTGGTGAGCATCGGCTTCCGCTGGGTCGGCCAAGATTTGCGAGCCGATCCACACGACATAGGCTGTCAGCCCGCCCGAAAGCTCGATCACGGCGTCCTCGAGGCTGCCCTGAATCGCCGCGTCGATGCCAGCGACCTCATCGGTGAACTTGGCTTTCGAGAATGCGTGAACGGCAAAGCGGATTTGCGTCCCCTGCCGAAGCGGTATCTCGTCGGGACCATCGTAACGAACGAACGGCCAGGTCAGGGCTGAGCGAGTGCGTTCGTAAATTCGGTCATCGTCGCCCAGCGTCGGTGAGCCAAGGCTAGCAAGAGTGGTATCAGCCCTCAGGCGCTCGATTATCGCCTGTCTCAGCGACAAGCTTTGCAGCGGCCTCGTTATCGTTGTCATTCGCCGGCATCACCAGCCACGAGCGTCCCACCAGCGGGCCGATCAGCGTCAGTAACGTTCGCGTTACCCACTGGCGCGCTTGTTCGAGGTTTGGCGGCACTCGCTCTCCTTCTGCGCCGGGTGACACGCTTTCCGCCGCCTTTCACCGATCGGGCGGTCGCATTGGCCTTGCCCTCGATTGCATAACCCTTCCCCACCGCGAAGTCAGCAACTTCGTCCTTGACGAGCTGATCGCCGGTGACGGTGAACGCCGTGATCGCGTTTCGATCCGGCCAGCGGTAGTCGAACGGCGCCTTGATGATGTTGATCCAGCGGGGCATTATCCGGCCCCTGCCTTGGACTTGTTCTCCGCTGCCGTGCGCTCGGCCTTTAATCGGCGGTCGTGGGCGAACCCGAACTGACGGTCCAGTTCAGCCTTGACCTTCTTGTCATCGTCGCCAGCGATCCGCGCGACGTCCTGCTTCGGAACGACGACTGATGTGCCCTTGTGCTTGCCGGTTCCGGTCAGTTCGAAGCTGGTTTCGCGCTCGTCGGTCTCATAAGTCATTGCTTCCTCCTTTGTGGTCAGGTCCGTCAGCCCTTCACGGCCTCATTGATTGCCCCCCTGACGAGCTCGATGACTTCCTTCTTTTTACGTTGGGTGGCCGGGCCCATGTAGGGCCTCGCGGCCATCTTGCTTGTGCCGAATTCCAGCTCGACCGCATAAGGCGCGTTGCTGCTCACCTCGACCCTCAAAGGTGCGGGCTGTGTAGTCTCGATGTGCGTGCGGAGCGTTCCGGTGTCTTCGTTAGGAGGCTCGCCCGGGAGCGAGGGGACATGGTTTCTGCCGCTGACCGCCCCTTCGGTGATCATGTGCCCAGCTTCGCTGCGGATTCCCTCGCCACCGACAAACAGGGCCGTCCCCACCTTCGCTATGGTTTTCTCGCCGCCCAAGCCGCTCAAGCGCGCGGTGAAGCGCTCACGACCCGTTATTCGTGGCATCGCCCGCCCTCCGGCCGTGAATGTCGTAATAGGCGCTGGCGGGATCACGACTCCAGTTGGCGATGCTCCAGCGCTGACCGGCGAAGGTGATCTCGCAATCGGTATCCGGTTCGGCAACTCCGAAAGCCAGCATCAGGAAGCGCTTGTCCGTATCGACATAGCCGGGACTGTCGCGCATCGCTTGGGTCGTGGCCTCGGGCTGAACCTTTATGACTTCGTCGGAAAAGGTTGTCGTGCCGCCCCCCAAGCCATCATCGGTGAAGGTCGGACGGTGAAGCGTGGCGTCGAGATAAATGCCGCTGAATGCCGACGAGAAAACAGAGGCCAGCCCGCCGCTGAGGAGAGTCACGAGCAGCACCCGCTCGGGTAAGCACCACACGGGATCGATCCGGTGGGCTGGACGCGGACGCCGCCGCGATTACGGATAAGCAGCGCGCGATATTCGGCGCCATACCGCGTCGACAAAAGATCTCCGCCCATCCGTCCGTTCGCCGCGGCATCGGTGAACCCAAGCTCGAGCGATCCCGACTTCATGCGCGTGATGCCCGTCGGAATGCCGCTGATCGCCGCTGCGTCGGTCCCAAGGCCAGCCAGCGTCATGTTGTGGGCTGCGAGGGCCATGAGGCCTGCGGCATAGTCACGTTCGGTCCAAGCGTCGGTCACGTAGCGCTCAGCATCGGTCAGCCAATAGGCGATGGTCGATCCGGGAACGTCGGCGAAGGCAGGATAGCGGGCGATCAAATGGCCCGTGCTCGGCTTCATGTAGTCTGTGAGGAGGAGCATCGGCAGTTCCGAAGAGACGACCGGCAACTGGACCAACCCATCGTCCAGCCGCGTGCCAGCCGTCGTCCACGAGACTTGGAACAGGGCGGTCTCGCCATCGGCGCCGCCCGACAACCAGATCGTCACGTCCTGGCCGTAGCCTTCATCGGTCGTATTAGCGGCGCTCGCCAAACTCTGGCTGTCGATGACCACGTCGCCGCTAAGCTTCGTGATCCAAGGCGGGGAGTTGGAGACGCTGTCGCCAGCGTCGAGCGGAATCCGGTAAACGAAATCAAGGACCGCGTCCGGATCCTTCGATGGCCATGTTCTGACGGGCTGCGTCATGCCGCGAAATTACGCCGCTGTCCGCCTTCGCTGTAGGTTCCCGGTGACGCGGCGGCTCTGCGACGTCCCGGAGACGCGGCGATCAGCCGCAGATCCGGCGACCGAGCGCGAGGCAAGGTCACCTGAGACCGAGCGCGAAACTTCGTCGCCGCTTTGCCGACGGTTGGCAGGCGTGACGACGGGCGGATGGATGACAAGACGATCGAGGGCGAACGCTTCGTCATTTTCGGCTGCAGCACCAACCGACGCGATGACGGATCCTGACAGTACAAAAGCGGTTTCATTGTCGTTCGCCGCGGAGACTTGCCCGATCGCAACCGCTGCAAGCGCGCGAGCTGTATCGGCCTCAGTCGCGGATCGTATCCCAATTGCAGCACTCGCGTTGAGCGCTCGGTCGGTCTCCGAGGCCCTCTGCGCGCTCGAGGTTTGAACGCCGGCCAGGGCAATGGCCACGTCCGTCTCATTGCTTCGCCCGACTGGCAGGATCGCACCGGCGGTGGACAGCTGCAACGCATGGTCGTTCTCAAGAGCGGCCCGCGCGAAACCGAGGCCGAGCCGCGTCAGCGCGAAAACGCTGTACGTCTCCTGCGCCATCCCGGTCGATCGTTGGATCGTGTAGGCGAGTGCGAGGGCGCTTTCGCTTTCGGAGGCGGCGGTGATCGCCAGCAGGATCTTTGCGCTTAAACCGATCGCCGAATCCGCCTCTGTAACGAGGCCTGCGGTCCTGATAGCAACCCCGGCAAGGGCGAACGATGAAACAGCCTCTGTAGACAGGGCAGCCGGCCGCGCGACTCCCAGGGCGAGCGACGTTGCCGTCTCGGAA